CTCTCCAAGCACAGAAAGACGACATAGATGCTCTTTTGCCGCAAGTGACGGACAAACTCAATGCATTGGCTGTTTCTAGCAATCGCACATTCACCGCACCAGTTTCCAATCAGTTGCAGGTAGCAAGACCGCCACAACGTATTATGTAATAACATGTTAAAATAAAGATATGTCAACGATTCTCCCATCATTATTTAAAACTACTCTGGCACAACCCTTACTCGTAAATGGTAGCGACACGACCATTTATGTCACTGGCTTGACCACTCTTACGGGTGAAGCAGTTTCATTTGCTGATTTTTCTCCGTTTTCTAGGGGAATTATGACTATTGACCCTGACAATCAGAATGGTATTCAGCCCGAACTCGTTTCATTCACGGGAGTAAACTCTACCGCAGTTGCTTTCACGGGAGCGACCCGTGGGCTTTCAGCTATTGGTGATGTGTCTCTAACAGCAAACCAGGTCTACCACCCTTCAGGAACACCCGTTATTATTGGTTGGGGCGGGTATAATATTGCTGACCTCATCACATATATCAACGGATTGGTGGCAGGTTCAGTTGGTAATTCATCGGTTACCAATGCTGGAGTGACTAAATCAACTGGCAGTTTTGGTCTTGCTACCTCTCCCCGTGCTCGTCATGCTTATGTTTCTCAGAACGGGGCAGGTGCTTTGACACTTATTATCAATCCGATTTCTCTTCCAACAACAACGGGAACGGTAAACATTGCTCAGACAACGACTTCTGCTTATACTGCCCCTTCAGGAAATCCTCGTATAGACCTTTTGGTTTATAACATTCCTTCGGCAGTTATTGCTTATAGGACTGGAACTGAGTCTGTCTCACCTTCTGAACCAACTCCCGTTGATGGCGACGTTATTTTTTGTTCCATCTACCATCGTGTTGGGGAAACAAAACTTCTTGAACAGGACGATTCAACAAATGGCTATATTAAAGCCTGGTATGAACCAAATGTCTTTGCTTCTTCTTCTACTTTAACAACGAAAGGTGTTACTGCTGGTACTGACCAATCACAAACGACACAGAATTCAACTCAGGCGTTCGGTAAAGAAAACTCAACAACAAATGCGTATCTTGTTGCTCAGAGTTTCATTCCTACTGTTACGGCTATTCAGGGTGTCGCTTTATACAAAGCTGCTGATACAGGAACATTCGTGGGAACGATTAAAATCGCTTTACAGGCTGATACTTCAGGTTCTCCATCAGGAAGTGATTTGGCAAGTTATACAATTACTAATGGTATTTGGACTGGCATAACTGCCGCTCAGGAGTTTGCAATAGGATTTAATACGCCGTATACGTCAATGGCAGTAGGTTCAAAGTATTGGATTGTTCTTACGACATCTACGAAAGATAATTATAACCATCCAAATATCGGAATAAATACTGCTGGTGGATATGCTGGTTTATTGAAATATAACAATACCTCAGATGGTTGGGTGACTGTTGCAACTTCTCAGTCGTATTTCAAGACAATCATGGGTACAGTTAATAAGATTGTTGAAACTGATTCAGTTGGTCTTATTTCAAAATATAATGCTCGGTCTGCATTACTGACATCAACATTTATTAACTCAACACCCTCAAGCACTGGTATTGTTGATTCGTATATAGTCCCAGGAGGTCTTTTGGGATTAAATGGAGGCTTACGGATTAAAACTTATTTTGCTGTTGCGGCGAATAGTAGTTCAAATGCTGCCACTTTTCAAATAAATATAAACGGTACAACAATTGCTTCTCAAGGAGCAGGTTGCCAAAGTGGGGCGGCAACAGTAAATAATCTTTATTTGGATGCAACGATGATAAATCAAAGTTCTGCGTCAGCACAAGCAATTTACGTTGATAACCTCCTTACTTCAACAGGGAATAAATTGATTTATCCATTTGGAACGGTTGGTACATCATCTCTTGATACTACAGAACCATTACAAATACAGATAAACATAAGTGTTTATAGCGTTGGTTCTCCTGGGGCTAGTGATTATGTGAAATATCTTGGTATGTTAGTAGAGAAAATAGCATAATATGGCAACTTCTTCTCCCCATACGACGGTAGATAGTAATCCAACTTACACAGGAACAATTAGTCCTAATCTTGCTGGTAGCACGGGTGCTAGTACAAATTTAGTTGGTTCTGTTCAGGGAGCCATTAGTGGTGCAACCGGCCCCAATCTTCCTGCTTCATCAACAGGTTACTCATATAACCCCACAACAGGACTCTATTCTTCTCCGACTACTCCCAATGTCAGTTACCATGCTTCTGGTCAAGCAGTGCAGAATCCTAATCCTGGACTTTTTACCACTCCTCAATCTATAAACAACAGCAGTTCCCCTTCTGGGTTCTCTTCTTCGGCTCTAGCTTTGAGTAACCAACAGATAGGTGGAGCAACTTCCTCGGCTACGGCCTCGCTCACTCCTCCACCTACGGCAAATCCGTATGCTTCATTGTTGTTCTCTAGTCCTGGTTCTCAAACGATTCAGTCACAAACCCAACCTCAGCAAACAACGACTACTTCTCCAGTAAAAACGTCGTCTGATATGCAGACTAATAATACTCAAACATCTGCTGGAACGGTAACGGTTCCACCCGCCGTTGATACTTCTCAGTTCAATACCCCAGCTGGGAGCACTGGCAATACTGGGAACTCTCAAGATAACAATACTGGGAATTCTCAAGGACCTGACATTAACGGAATGTTAAATGCCGCAACGAATAATGCCGCAGGTTTTGCCCTCACAGGAATGAATGTTATTCAGCAAGCTGCTCAAGCAAATCTCAACTCCCAGCTCTATACTATCGCCGCTCAGTATGATGGACAGAAAGCTTCCACTGATGCAAACTATTCTGCTCAATCTCAACAGTTAGCTTTCCAAGCGAATAACGCCATCGGAGCTGCGGCAGGAATCGCTGCTCGTCTTGATGCTTTCGGTCCCTCGGCTACCAACCAAGCCTCTATCGCTAAAATCGGCGGTTACTTTGCTATGGCTCAAACACAACTGAATACCAACTGGCAAGCCGCTGACATCGCCCTCCAAGCAAATGACATAACCGCGTATCAGGGTGCGATGCAGAATTACAACTCTATTGTTTCTAATGCCACGCAACAGGCTTACGGAGAATTGGCGACACTCTCAACATCGTTCTCTAACGCCGTCATTTCAAATTACTACAATGCACAGAATCTTGGTTTGAAACAGGAAGGTGTAAATCTTAACGCTATTAGAACTCAAAATGATGTTACAAGAACTCAGGCAGATATAACAGGAACCTATACTGGCTCTGATGGTCAGACTCATTACACAGTGTCTGGATTAAACGCTATGGCAAATCAGGCGAGAGTAGGTATTGAAAATACTCTTAAGGATGTCTCTGTTGGAACGTATGTTACGGGTGTGGCACAAAGATATAGTGATTATCAAAATGGCATCGAGAGCATTGCGGGCCTTACGAGTATGCTTCAGGGCAATAGCGGTTCTGTTCAGACAGGACTCGATGTTCTTAATGGTGTTATCGGTAATCCTGCTTCTCAGCAAGCTCAGACTGCTGCCCAACTAGCATCTACTGTTTCTAATATTTACAAAGCAACGTATGGAACTGTGCCGACTTCCGACCAACTCAAGGCTATCTATTCTCAAGCAAAGAATCCTGGAGGTCTTCAATCTATCGTCGCTGGGTGGGCTGGTCAATTAAATAATACAATCCAAACAAATATTAAAACCGATTCAGGAAATTCTGTCCTTTCAGGGAATTCGGGCATTAAGGGTTCGATGTCATATCTCACAACACTTATGCAATCTCCTGGCTATCAAGCTATTGTTAATAACGGTCAGACACAAACAAATTCAACTACAGGAAGTAATCAACCAGCAACGCTAAATACTAATTACGGAGTAACGGTTCCTAGCGACTTCAAATAATATGGCAACGACCTCTCCTCTTCAGACGCTGACAACTGCCGCAAGTGGAACGCCAACATTAGTTCCACCCGTTAAAAATGCTGGAACGAATACAACTACTCTATCAACAACAACACCGACTAATACTTCTTTTTCTACACAACCAGCAGCCCCCATTCAACTTTCAAGTGATTTTATAGAAAACTACAACAATACAATGGACTATCTAAAGTCCAATAATGCCTCACAGGGAGAGATGCAAAATGCCTCCGATTCTATGTTCAAACAGTATAAAAATGCTGTTGGTACAGGTCAGAATGTCCAAGCACAATCTCAGGCTCCAGGATTTATGGAACGTATTGGTTCAGGTTTGTTAGGAGCATTAGCAACCCCAGTCGCTTCAATAGAAGCAGGGGCAGAAGGAGCAATAGGTGATATAGGTGCCAGAGTTGCTTCTTTGGGTGCAGCTATTTCAACAGGTTCAAAGCCTGGTAGTTTGCTTGACCGATTCGGACAGGGTGCTGTTAACTGGGGGTATAACACAGCTATTTCGGGGACTGATAAAGAATCTGCTCTTTATGATTCCGGACTTCCCATATTTGATAAGCAAGGAAAACTTCTTACTGTAGTCAGGCCGATTGGTGGTCAAGCGGCTAATAACGATAAGGCTGGATTTGTTCAAAAGATTGCTCAATTTGTCGGAGACACGGTAAATTCTGCTTTGGCATGGGACGGTGTTGCTGGAGGTTTCGGTGGTGCCGCAGAAGGAGTTGCTGGTGGTGCCAACTCTGCTGCTGGTTCTGCTGCTGAAACTGCGGCTAGTGTTGCAACAAAATCAACTCCATTATGGAAAACACTTGCTCTCGGGGCATTAAAAACTGGCCTTAAATTTGGTGCGACAAATGCTTTTCTTTCAGCCACCCAAGATATTGGGGCTGGCGTTTCTGACCCTGGTAAGATTGCTAGCGATGCAACAGAGAGTGCTGCTATGGGTTTTATTACTGGTTCGGTCTTAAATACTGGTACTGGCCTTCTTGGGGCTGGAGCTAGAATGGCATTAACTTCTCCCGCGTTCAACGCTCTTTCAAATCTTGTAAGCTCAAATGCCACAAGATTAGCTCAAATTCCTCTCGACCAGAGCGATTTGGCTGTATCTGAACTAAATTCACGAGCTGCCGAATTTAATAGTCAATATGACCAGAAGGCTACTGATTTTGTAAACTCTACCAAATTCAACGCTCAAGATAATACAACTGCCGTCGGAGACAATTTACGTTCAAAACTAAATAACCTGTATCAGCAGAAAAATGATTACGAACAAGGATTTTTCCGCAATCAAGATACTATCCCAGTTGAAAAGCTAGGCGAAACAGCAACTGCTCTGCGTGACGTAAACGGATATGTTGAGAAAATGAGTCCGTCTGAAATGACAGGTCAACCTGTTCCTCTCATGGGTGAACAAATGGCACCCGAAGGTAAGATAGGGAAAAATAATGAGATTTTACAAAAGTATGCTGGGCAAGTTACTGCACTATTAAATGGAAAACAGACAACGCTTTCAGTCTTGGATACTTTAGCGAATCATATTCGCGTAGATGCTACTTCAATTACAGGCGACCCTGTAGCAACAGGAATGATGAACAAACTCTATGGTTCCATTGAGAATGATATGTATAGTTCCGCTTCTCCTGAGGCAAAGTCTTTTCTTGATGATTCAAAAAGTATAAAGGGATTAGTCCAGTCTGCTGGAGAAGGTACAATTTCAAAGGCTATTGTCAACGCTCAAACTGCTGACCAAGCTGTGCAGAATATAGCTAGTCTAAAGACTGCGCCAACAGCTCCTGAAATTAGCGCAGTTCTTGATTCATTCAAAGGAGATGTAGATTCTCTGACTCGTTTCCAGATGAATCTTTCTGATTCTCTAAAAGAGCAAGCTCTTGCGGCAAAAGATTCTTCAATCATTACTGATTTCTTGAAAAATGGTGGAGATAAGATTCTGACACCAGCCCAAGTTGCTGATTTAAGAATTTCTGAGACGGTGATTAAACCTACAGGAGCAAATGCTTTCAATTCTCTATTCCAGGGTGGAACTGAAAAGGCCCCAACTGCTGGTGTTGTTTCTACTCCTGGTGAAGAAGCACCGACTACCGCCCTAACTCCTGAACAATCTCAGAATCTCAGTGACTTGAAGAATCAGTATAAGAGCGTTAATACACTCACCTCTTTGGTTGGAACTGCAACGACAAAAGGTGTCGGAGCGATGGTTAAACAGATTGGTGCTATTGAAGACCCTGCTGAACTTTCTGCTCTTAAAAGCACTCTTGTATCAGGTGGTGCAGATGGACAGAAAGTATGGGATTACATTCGCCAAAGTGCTATTTCCCAGTCTCTTAAGGGTGATTTGGTTACGAAAAATCCTGATGGAACTTTTGACTTTAGTAACCTTATCAAAGGTTTTGAGAAAATTGGTGGTGGTAATCCTGAAGTACAGGCAATGCTTTTGGATACGACTCCAGAAGAGATACAAAAAATAACAACAGATGCAGAACTACTTCAAAAACATGTAGACGCCTCAAACAAAAAACTTTCTACAACGCAGACTTCCCAACTTGGTCTGGGTATTGTTGGGCTTATTACAAGAAGTAAATTTATGATGGCCTTCCACTTTGGTCGTCTGGCAATGGGTGCCTCAAATGAGTCTTCCATGACACTTGATAAAATCATTGCTCAAGCAACTGAACAAGGTATTCTACCTGAGAATTCATGGACAACAGGTGCCTCTGTTGTGAAAGATACCGTGATTCCAGCACTCAATAAGATGAAACTTCCCATCTCTATACAAACAGCAAATGTAATAAGTAATCCACAGGGTAAGGAAAAGTAGTCTTGACAGTCAATGGTTATCGACTATGATTAAGGGAATGTTAAACATTCTAAAGAATATTGGTCAAGGTATAGCATTTCCGTTCTTTTTTGTTGGTGTAATATTATTTTATCTAACGCTCCTTGCCCCTATAGTATTGGCTATTATAGGTTTTAATATGGGAGGTTTTGTTGGGGCAGTTATAGGTTTAATTATCGGTTGTATTTATGATGGTATCGTAACGAACGCAACTAACGCTGATTTGTACTTATAATGAACTCCGAATTCACCCCACTTCGCTCGTATTGCATTGTTGATATTCCTGAGACTGGCATCGAGACCTCCTCTGGTATTTCTCTCTCTCAAGCCCAAGCGTATTCAACCCCTGTCACTGGTAAGGTATTAAAAGCTGGTGCGAAATCTCGTTTCACTCCAGGCGACCAGTTGTTCTTTCGTCGGTACTCTGTAGATGAACTCCGCCTCGTCACTGAAGACGATGGTGATAAGCAAGTCTTTCTTATTGAAGACGCAGACGTTGTCGGCGTCCGTTGGTCAAATCGTGGTATAATTAACAGGTTAATGTGTCGTTTACTCGCTAAATTTCAATAACATGCCAATTGGTTCAGCCAAAGTTCGTCGCCCCAAGCCTAGCAAACCAGCCAAGTAACAAAAAACCGCCTGAGAGGGCGGTTTTTGTTTTAATACTTCTTTGAGTAACTCGGTGCCATACCTCCTGTTTTAGCGGCGTGTGCTTTCGCCATCTTATTGAACACCGCACCAGCGACACGTTTTCCCTCTTCCTTAGAGCCGTACTCTTTCTCTGCCTTCTCAGCAATTTTCTTAAACCCTCCGGTCTTGTAATTTCTGCCGAGCTTCTTTACTTGGGTTTTTCCCTTAGCTCCTTTAGGTTTCATATGTGCCATATATAAAATTGTTAATGAATAATTGACTCTTTCTTTCATTGTACCATTGACTGGAGTATAATCAGACCATACAAAGACGTGGCTTACAAACGCTATCTTAACCAGATGGTACAAATCGCTGATGCTAAGCGACGAAGATGTAAGCACGAGCATTTTTATGAAGTTGTCTATTTTCGTCGCTGTTCAGGATGCGGTTCCTATATTCCTTTCCGCAATCCTGAAGATACCCTTAAACGGGGTGAAATAGGCCAGCTTGATGACTATTATGATAATGTAACTAAATACCATGACCACGACATTTGAGCGTTATAAGTCAGTTTTGGGGCAACAGGTCAAGTTCTACGACATTGCTCAGTGGAAAGAGGGTAACTTTCTGACCTTTTTCAACCTTATGCTTCGATATACCGATGAAAAGGGTGTTTTCCACGTCACCAATGAGATGTTCAGGAATATCGAGGCTGAAATCTTAGGCGGTCCTCCAGGATTTGAAATGGAGTTGTACTACCGAATGGGGTATTTTTCAACCGACCCTGATTCAAAATCCCAGAAGCTCTATCACAAACTCGGTGGCATGGCCGTTATCGTAGGTAACTTCCTTAAGAAGTATCCTGGACTCATCACGCAGGAGATGGAAGCGAAGATGAAACTCATTGACCGTTTTACTTGGGTGACTTCACCTTATGTGATGAAGAATACAAAACTCAACGTACCTGTAGTGACCAGCAATAACACTCCTGCCGCCAAAGGCCAACAGGTCATGTCTAATCCTGACCCGAATATCCTCATAGCTGAGAGTCGCCTCAAAGTCGCCTCTATTCTCCACATTCTCGTCAATTCCCTCACCAAGAAAGACCTCAAAGCTCTTTCTACGAAAGTGAAGATAGATTCCATTGTGAAAATCGTCGGCGTTATGGGCAAGATGGATGAAAGCCGCCCCAATAGCATGGTGCTCAACCAAATCAACATCAATCGGGCTTCTCGTGATGAGGTCGAGCAGGATTTACTGAACTTTGTTCAGGAACGTAAATAATCCCCCACTACCATTAATATAAAAAAAGTAGACGAGTGGTTTTCTTCCCCTGAGTACACTGCTCGGTTACGGGAACGCTATCGTCAAGTTAAGGAATTCCTGCCTGATGATTTTAAGCGGGCTGAACAGATATTGAATGTCTGGGCGGTAGACCCCGTGGCTTTCATAGAAACTTTTTGCTACATAAAGTTGCCTAACTACGGCAATGCTATCAAACCCTTCTTTCTCTTCCCCTATCAAAGAGACATTGTGTACAAGCTCATGGAAGCTGAGAACGATGTCAAAGAACACAAAATCGTCATCGACAAACCTCGTGAAATGGGTATTACTTGGATAATCGCGGCCTATTTCTATTGGAGGTGGATGTTCACCCCAAACTGGTCAGGGTTTATACTTTCTCGTTCTGAAGCCGAAGTAGATGACGGTAGCATACTTCCCGACGCAAGTATCTTTGGCAAAATCCGTTGGCTTATTTCCATGACTCCTCAGGCACTTCTGCCTCAAGGGTATACTCCCAAAGGTAAGAAAGGAACGAGTACGGACATGAATCTAAAACTCATCAATCCTGTTTTAGGTTCTTCTATCGTCGGTTCTACTACGAACACTTCGGCTGGCCGCTCTCGTCGCTTCTCAGTGACATGGATAGATGAGTGTTTCTTCGTGCAACACTTCAACCAAGTAGAACAATCTCTTAACACTGTCTCTCGCGTGCAAATCTACGTTTCCTCTTCGAAGGTAGGTTCCATTTTCGATAGATTCGTTAAGGAACAAGATGAAAAAGGCGACCATATTGGACTAACGTGGCATGACCATCCTTGGAAAGACCAAGAATGGGCAGATGGAAAACTAAAGGAAGGAGAACGTAATCCCGAAGCTCTCCGTGAACTAGAAGTTTCCTACGCTCTTTCTGATGCTTCTCGTTATTATCCACAGATTAAGGATGCCAAAATGATACCGATAGAGTATGATAGTGGTAGACCATTGTATATATCAATGGATATTGGTAGAGGAGATTTAACGGTTATTATTTGGTGGCAATACAATGGCAGGAACTTTAAAATCATCGAGTGCTACTCGAACAATAACAAGGAAATTGAATGGTATGCGCCGTTTATGAATCCCGACCTTTCTTTCAACGAATCTCAGTACCAGACTGAGGTACAGAAGAAACTACTGGATAAGGTTCGGCACTGGAAGAAACCAACGGCGTGGTTTGGAGAACTCGACCATTTCAAGAAATCAATGGCTTCTAACTTATCCTGTGCTCAGGTTTTACAGAAGCACCACATTAATCTCCGGTACAACTCCTATGCCATTACCCACGAGCCTCGCCGAATCGCTACCGCCGCAATCCTACCCATGACTATTTTTAATAGTGAAAGTCCTTTTGTCATGGAACTCTATGATGCCTTAGCAAACTCTCGGTATGCCAATTCGGTTATCTCCGCGGACTCGGCCAAGAAGCCAGTTCACGATGGTGACGGGGTTGCTGATAATCGTGCCGCGTTTGAAAACGGGGCGGTTTCAATAGCAAGAATGTTAAGAAATCAAAGAGATGAAAAACGAACTGAGGATGTTCGTTCATTAACCAATTCTCTCGTAAAGTACCTACGCATATGAAATTTTGTAAACATGGTAAGAAAATCTTTTCAGGATGTAAGGGTTGTACTCTCTGTTATGCAGAAGTACGAAAGACGGGTAAAACAATTATTTGCAAGATTTGTGGAAAGGAAAGGTATTACAATTTATACAGAATAAAAAAAAGTTTACCGAAGTTTTGCTCCAATGAATGTAAGTATGAAGATTTTAGGAGAAGAAACGTAAAAAAGTATGGGTATAAGAAATGCGAAGTTTGTGGAAAAGAGTTTTATTTCCCTCCATATAAGCAAAGAAAAGGAAATAGATTTTGTTCCAAAACATGTGCCGGAAAGATAAATATAAAGAATATGGGGACAAGGATGTTGGGGAGAAAACATACTATCTTCACTAAGGGTAAAATGTCTGTAGTACAAAAGAGAATAATGGGTTCTGATATTATGAGGCGGCGGTTGTCAGAAATACAAAGACAAAAGAATTTAGGAAAGGGGAAAATATCAAGTAATCAAAAGGCACGTTATCACGGAGTTGAATATAAAATCTGGAGAGACAAAGTTTATGCTAGAGATGACTATACTTACCAAGATTGTGGTGATAGAAATGGAAAAGGAAAAAGTGTATACTTAACTGCACATCATATAAAACCGTTGGCTTTGTATCCTGAATTACGTTTCGATGTTTCAAATGGTCAAACTCTTTGTTTGGAATGTCACCGCAAGACTGATACTTGGGGTCGTAGGAAGTGTTTTAGAAAATTCTCATTTGAGAAATATGCAATTAAACATAATCTTTTAGTCTAATGCCCTTCAAAAGCCAAGCCCAACGTAAAAAGTTTTATTCCACCTCTGCTTTGCATAAATATATTGCCGAATTTGAAGCTGATACGCCGAAACGCCTTCCCAAACGTGCTCCTAACAAGAGAAAATTATTAACCAAACGTAAAAAGAAATGATACTACAAAACCAAGTGTATTTCGAAGACGCACGAGAGAAGTTGTTTAAGGGTATTGAGACGGTAGCTAAAGCAGTCGAAGTCACCCTCGGTTCTAAGGGCAGGAATGTCATCTACGTTCCCATTGATAAGACAATCATGGGTGAAGAGGCGTGGCCGAAGATTACGAACGACGGTGTGTCTATTGCTCAGCAAATCTTCCCTGAAGACAAGATGGAGAGAATGGGGGCTGATATTATCAAGCAGACCTGTAACAAGACAAACTACGAGGTTGGAGACGGCACAACTTCTTCAGCTATTTGGACATATGAAATCATCAATGAGGGCATGAAGATTAAAGATGTAGACCCGATGTCTATTCGCAGGGAATTGGATAAGGCTAAGGATGAGGTTATCAAACTACTGGATAAAAAAGCCATTAAGATTACCGATGATAAGGAACTCCTAAAAGTCGCTAGGATTTCTTCTGAAGATGAAACGATTGCTGAATTGGTTTCTCGGGCCGTTATTGATTCTGGTGAAACAGGTAAGGTCTTCGTCGAAGAGTCTGCCGCTGGTGAAACTACCTCTGAGAAGAACGAAGGATTTACCTTTGACCAAGGTTACATTTCGCCTATGCTCATCACCCATCCTGGAAAATTTGAGGCCATCTTCAATGATGTCCACGTTCTTATTACGAGCAAGAAGTTTATTCTCAATAAGGAGATTTTCCCCATTCTCAAAGAAATATCACAGAATGAAATTGCCCAATGTGTAATTATCTGTGAGGATATGGCATCAGAGGCACTGGCAACGGTTATTCAGAACAAGTTAAAAGACAAATTCATTGCCGGTGTGGTCAAAATGCCTCGGGATAGAGATGTCTTTGAAGACCTGGGCGAATTTACCGGTTGTACGTTGGAAACACCAGACAGTAATTCAAAGTTCTCTATGACCCATCTTGCTCGTGTCCGCAAGGTTGTTATTACCAAAGATAAGATTACGATTATCAAAGGTGACCGTACTGATAACGAAAAGAGCCGCTATAGTGCCCGTATTGAAGCTATTAATAATGACCTTAAAGAATACAAAGGTGAATCAAAGGAAAAACTCAAAGATAGACTATCTCGCTTCACTTCATCGTCTGTGGTTATTAAGGTTGGTGCCGCTACTGAAGCGGAAATGAAGTATCGCAGGGATAAGATTGACGATGCCGTGGCCGCTGTTACTGCCGCAAAAGCCGAAGGTTACATTACTGGAGGCGGTCTTACTTTACGAGCCATCTGCAAAGAAGTTGATGAAAAACTCAAAACAACGGGTTCGGGTATACTTGCTCGTGCCGCCTCTCGACCTGTTGAAATATTAATAAAGAACGCTGGCGTTGAATACGATGCCTCAAAAATCAATGAAACTGATGGTTTTGACACTGATTCAGGTAAGTACACCAAGAACCTCATTGAGAAGGGCATTATTGACCCTGTACTCGTGGCAAAAGCAGTTCTAACCAACGCTGTTTCTACCGCGGGCCTCTTCTTGACGCTTGGTGCCGCCATCAAAGACCTTAAATCCGTGGTAAAATAAAGGGATGAGAAATGAGATTGTCTTGTTTCTTCAGGCTACGTTGCCGAGGTTAGGTATGGAGTGTTGGTACGATACTCTTCACGAGAATTACCTTATTCATAAACGTGGCAGGATGATACAGGGCTTTACAACTCAAATATTTTATTCCATTCCAAAACGAGAACGAGCCAATATGTTTGAACCCCTCATGAAAATAGGTTTATCAACCAATCTCGGTAACGAGGACAACGCCAATCTTTATATGGAGAAAAGGGTAGGAAAAACCATAGTTTAACATGCAAAACGACGCTCTTGACCCGTCTTACTCCTCAATCCGTGATAATGGTAAGGGAAGGTATCGTCCTGAAGAACTCTACAAACCTGCCGCCTATGAGCAGGATTACGTCACGGCCTTGATTACTGATTACTACCGCTATCGGGTCTTTCGTGGTGGAGCAGTCAGACAAATGCAGTTTACGTCGCTGGAAGAAGTCTGGCGACAATCTCGTGAACTCTTTTGGAACTCCAACATTACTGCCTCAGAAGACTTAGCAGGTCTAGGACTACAGTTCTCTCTTCCTTTCACTCGGAAGGAAATAATGGACTTGATGGGCCGACTCACTTCTCTTGGTGTCAAGCCCCGGATTCATGGGAACAAACTGGATGAGTATGGTATGAAGGTCTTGAATGGTCTCTACCAACACTGGCGAACTAAATCAAACGATAAAGTTGAGAAGTTCTGGCAAGCTCTTTATGGTTTCGTAAATGGCACGGTCTGTCTGTATGTTGGCTACAATAAAGAGAAGAAGAACTACTCGTATCTGAAAAACTATGACCCAACGAGCGGAAATTTCTCTTTAGATTCAAAAGAAGTGACGTGGTTTAACGATGTCCAATCTACCCTAGTGCCGATTGAAGACATTTATCTTCCCAAAATCTATGAACGAAACATCCAAAAGCAAGGAAAAGTTATCTGGCGTAGTCAAATGGAACCCGCTGACTTTCATCGTGAATTTGGGATGTATCCTGACCACAAGTATGTTATTCCTGGAAATCGTATTGCTGAAGATTCTCTTTACTATCGTTTACTTGGTGGTACTGGCATTACAACTCTGAACAAGATTGAAGTTCTTCGTGGTTTTGACACTGATAACGATAAATTCGGTATCGTAGCTAATGGTATGTTGCTCAATAAACTTGGTCGTGGAGAAAATGCGATTGTGCCTCCGATGCCAGATGACCATAAAATGCTTCCGTTCGCTTGGGGAATAGGTGAAGCACTTGATGAAAAACTCGCCTACGGTCTTCCTACACCGTTCAAGATAAAAGACCCGCATAAACTCCTTAACATGCAGTGGACCCTCTTGTTCGAAAAAGAATTACGCATGATTGACCCGCCAATTCTGACCTCTGATTTGGAGTCACCGAGCGTTATTTTCGGAGCAAAGAAAGTAATCCCCGTTCAGGATGTGAACGCGTACAAGGAATTCAATCTTCAACCGGCAGGAAACGATTTCTTCCAAACATTCAATTCCACTCAGAATATGATGAGCGGATTTGCTCAAGGTGGCATGAGTCAGTCTATCCCCTCTATTCAGCCCAAATCCGCCGCCGAAGTGGATACGCTCAATATGGCTCGTCAGCAAGCCATGGGCAATACCATGCTCATGTACTATGACCTTATTCGTCAGGAACTTCTCTTGGTATTGAAGACAATGCTTCAGTATTACACAGCCGAAAAATACAGTGTTGAAAAAGGAGCAATCATAAAAGCCGTACTCGTTCCGAACTCACCGCTTTCTCTTGGTGGTGTTGGAGATATGGAAATCCGCCTCGTTGATAAAGCAAAACGGCCTCTCGACCTCTTCCTAGAATCCGTAAAGAAGTCCATTCAGAATGGCAGAATGACTGAAATTATCGAGGCCCCCATTGATATTATTGAGAAATTGGAGTTTATGATTGGGGAGATTGAGTTGGAACCCGAACAGACTTCGGAAATGAAGAAGGCAATGTTTATTCAGTCGGTCATTCAACCGATGATTCAGACATACATTCCTATGGGTATTGCAGACCCAGGTAAGGTATTTCTCCGTCACTTGGAAGCTCTTGGTGAACATCCTATGGATTACTCTTCAGCTCAGGTATTGCCAAAACTCATGGCTTCATGGGGAAGTAACTATGTTGGCAATCCTCAAGTACCTACTAATGGGGCTAATCGCGCTAACATTCTCGGCCAGCAACAACAAAGTGTTATGGGTCAACAGAACGGAGGTCTTTCAAACGGTGGAAATGGTCAAACCCCAATCCAATCTCAAATGAATCCGTTTAATCAGGCACAAACTATCTCACAATGAAACAGTGGATTCTAAAATTCCTCTATAAGCGATATAAATCTGAGTTTGATGATATGAGCCTTGTTGACTCTCTATCGCTTATTCCTAATGATGCCAAGCCTTCGACGGTAGATTTTCTCAAGCGTGCTGGTCAAGGTTTTGAGAAAACGCTTGTGCATATGATGTATGCCACGTTCAAAGCTAAAGCCGATAATCCCAATAAAGGAGATTTCTATAACGGGGTTATGTACAATCTTCGTTTCTTTCATCGCTGGGTAACCATGCCGAAAGAACCGGAAGTTAAAAAAGTCATTCCTCAAGTCAAAAAAGAGACCGACCCTCTAGAGGGAGTAAGGTCTTGGTCGGATGGAATGAAACAAATAATTAAGTAATAAAATGGCGTTCAAAGGAATTTCTATGCCTAAAATGAAGATTATCAATACGGCAATGAAAGTACCGACGGTTAAATCGGTATCTATTCGTGGTGTTAAGATGCCGAATATTGGTTCTCCTCATGGACTGGCAAATACGGTCAAGTTGAAGATGAAGTTAAAATAAATGCCTTCTAGTAATGAATATATTAGGAAAAGATATAATCTAGATTTTTCTTTTAGAAAAAAGAAGTAGGAACTTTTATAAATGGTGGAGTATGCCCTCATCAATCAAAAAAGTCCTTGACAGAAGAAAATCATGTTATACTAGAGGTAAAGGGGAGCCTTCATCCCATTCCAATAGAAACGCTTTTGTTGGAAGAAAGGAAGTAAAACTTAGGTTCAGGGCGTTATTTCAATAATTAGGCCGCCTCTAATTAACTAATCAAAAAGCGTTATGGACATTCAACCTATTGTAGATAAGTTTATCGCAGGTGAGAACATTGACGAGGCCATTAAGGGCCTAGATGATGCGAAGAAGGCGGAGTTTTGGAAAACAGCCAGTTCTGCTGCCAGTAAGAAGGCCCAAGAAGCCACGGAAACTCACAAGAAGGAGTTAGACGCGGTTAAAGGTCTTAGAGAAGCACAGAAGAAGATTGGCGAGGACGCTTCCGAACAACATAAGAAAATCGTCAGTGATGTTCAGCTGAACCTCAAGAAAGAGGCTCTGATTAAACAAGGTGCTCTTTTCATCCAACGCAAGAATCTCTCTCCCGAAGATGCGGCCAAAGTAGAGGAAATCGCAAAAACCATCGATGTTTCGACAGTCGATGTGGACGCGGTCTACCCTCGTGCATACGCAATAGCGTTTGCTGACCGGCTCATTAACGCCGAAGAGAACTCTAGAAATCTTGAAGCTGGTGCCGCTAACTTCCGTATGGGAGGAGTTGGTGCTAATGCCTCAGGTGGAGGCGGTGGTGAACAAAAGACCTATTCTCCCGCAGTTGTTGCAGTTCTCCGTGTTAATGCCGCTAAAGCAAAGCCAATGCCTTTAACTGCCGAAGAGGTAGAACGAGGATTGGGATTGAGTCAGAGCGACAGAACTTGGAAGAGTTACAACACCGCGACGACTGACCTAAAGTAAACTTTTTCTTCATACGAGATTGAATGGCCTGACGCAAGTTCAGGCTTTTAATCGTTAATTTTAATAACAAAATGATTCGTCCTCTTACAAATGATGAGAAAATTCAGAAGTATACGGCAATTATTGCCAACAATACTAACTGGACGAGTGGTCAGGTAAACGTGGGAGATGTGATTATCCCCACTGTTGCTACTCTCGCCACTCCTGGTACTGCGGTAAAAGGTAGTTATGTTGCACCGGCTTCTGCTTCCACTTCTGCAACCACAGCCCTGTTGGGTGTTGTTGTAGCCGTTCGCCAGTTGAATGGCCAACAGGAATTGTCAGCAGTAACTTCAGCTGTCACAGGTGCTACCAACACAACTTCTTCAGTTCCTTACGTTGTTGATTACATTAAGTGTTCCGAACCGATTGATTGGATTGCCGATGTCGGCACCAGCAGTGGCACAACCATTACTGCTGTTGCAGTAACTCTTGATGTTGCTTCTTATATCATCAGCCCAAGCACAAATACGCAGATAAGCGGTCTGCTTACCCAAGCTTCTACTCTTGCTACAACCAGCGTGTTCAATAGCACGAAAGCAGTTGCTGATTCTTCAGGTGCATTAACCAAAGTTATTGGTCGTTTTCAGCAAGCCGCAACTATCTAGTTATTATTAGAAGATTATTAGAACATAAAATTTACTATTTTGAACAACGACACACTATACCAAGGCCCTATTGACGCGTTTCTTGTTGGCTTCCGTGCCAAATTTGATGCCATCACTGACCAAGGTTTGCAGTCACTCAATCAAATTAAGAATTACAAATTAGTTGATACCGACCCGATGGCTATGACCATCTTCACCAACGTCACGTCAGAAACGACTGAAGGTGAACGCGCCGTATGGCGTCATATCGGTACAACTGGTCTTCAGCAAATGTTAGCTCGTAAGGCTGGCGGTACATATCAGGACGCGACATTCATTCGTAACTACGAGACTGCCGTCTATGACCCCGACAATCAACTCGCTGAGCAGTTGAAAGTTCCTGAGGAACGCGAAATGAAAGAGGATAAGGACTACAAGACTATCCTGAATCGCGCTCTCAAATTGGTGCAGAAAATTGACCGTTACAATATCATTGACCCGTTTGAAGTATTGAACTTGGGTTACACCGCTGTTTCTTCGTATCCTGGTGGCGTGGCTTCTGGTCGCTTCTTCGCTCGTGGAAACCGTGGTTTGGACTCCAACTTCTCAGCTCTCGGTGAAGCTTTGTTCTCTACTGTCCATGCTCGTGCCGATGGTGGTGCAACGCAGTCTAACGTCGTTCGAAATGGTTCTGCTTGTCTTTCTCTCTCGTACGCAAACTACTGGTCAGCCAAAGAACAAGGTGCTTCCTTCAAAGACGATGTCGGTGATGCAATGCCTGGTTTTGGTGGTAAGACCTGTCTCTTGGTTCCTCCGAAGAACGCTCTTGGTTTGGTTGCTCAAACTATTCAGCAATCAGAGTGGATTCCTGGTTCTAACAACAACGATGTCAACATTGTTAAGGGTGAATTCTCTTCCACCATCTGTTCTCCGTATCTTTCCGATTCGTACTACATTCCTTCTACCTCTGCCACAACCTCTCTTCAGGGCTACCAGTGGCATCTCGTTGATGAGGAAAACCGCGACCCAGAAGTAGGTTCAGGTTTGGTTCGTATTGAATTCGTCCCCCTCCAGCAACGCACAGAACGCGATATCTACACTGATTCCATCATGTACAAGATTAAGGAAGAATTCAGTTACGGTTTCGTGGAGTGGAGGCACGTTCTTTCCTCCCTCGGAAACAACATCTCCTTCACGGGCTAGGTGTTATTAGCCTCATAATTAAAAGCTATGAACACTACAAGTAAAATTCTTATCGGTATCTTAATTGTTGTGCTTGTGGTCTTCGGTGTGTATATGCTTACACACCGGCAGGCTACGGCGGGAGCTTTCTCCCAGTCCTCCTCGGTCAGTTCTCAAACTGGTTTGGCACTCAAGTACACTACAAATCCTGTTGACCCAAATGGCGGTTTGAATGAGAACGGATTAAACCAAATAGTGACTTCAGGTACTTTTGGTCCTGCAAACAACTACTCGATTCAGAATGGTAATCCTGTTACCACAAGTTATCAGGGTTCAACCACGCTCTTCGCTATTCAAAATCCATTTAGCGCGACTTCAACTTTAGTTTTCTCGGAAATCTACGGCACTAATGCCGCAGCTTCCACGACTCTTATGGTTGGTACTTCCACGCAAGCCACGGGCATTTCCTACAACGGTCCGAACGGAAATAACATCTCACCGAGTTTGATTAGCACGAACTCACTTGCTACCTCATCGCTCTTTGCCTACACATCGGGAGCAATTGCTGACACTCGTTCCAATCAATATCCTGGCTCTGCTTCACAAGTTGAGATTCTTGTTGGTCCGAGTGAATATGTCGTTGGTTTTGCCACCTCATCTTCTGTGGGTGCCTTCAATACTGCTCAGTACGCCATTGTTAGTGCCACAAGCACTCTCGCTGGTACTTATTCGTTCGAATGGTATCGCTAATATGAAAATAACTCTCAAACACGCCTGGATGGTTCCGCATATCGTGAAGATGAATGATGGCAGAACCATTCAGTTGGAAACAAAGGAAACTGAAGTAACTGACGCTGATGCGGTAGAAATTCTCGATAAGCACGCTCCTCTTTTTGAGGAGGTGCAAGTAGAGGAAAAAGTAGAGGAAAAGGTCGTAGACCAATCATCTGAATAATATGAATTCAATCGTGCAATATGACCCAGCGAGATTTGTAGCAAATGATGCGAGCAAGTCTGCCCTCTCGTGGCAAGGTTCTTTAATTTCCACCTCCTTTAATGCTCTTCTGGGAAATCTTAATGCTACCGAGACGCCAGTGTTTCTGATTGCCGGTCTTAATAGCATGGCAAAATCTCAACTGTCGGCGTATCTAACCGCTGCTTCAGGTAATAATGCCACGTTCTACTATTACTATTCTCCTGATGGAGGAGTAACATGGATTCCTCTGTGTCTCTATAACACTTCGACGGGAGAATTGACCCAGCGTTCCGTTCTTCTTGATAGTGGTTCATATACCTATAATTCTAACTATGAGGGTCTCGACAACATTCCCATGTCGGCAGCAAGTATGCTTCTGATTACAGGGAAATCATCAACCTCATCTCAGGCATACACCTGTACCGTAGTGGTTCGCGATAACTAATTACGCGGGGCAAACTAATTAAAAAATTCCCTCTATGCTCTCAGGATGGCACTATCAAGACACGGTTAATATCAAATACTCTGGCGCACACCCAGCGAATAAGACGATGTTTTTCGACGTCGGACCCAACCATCCTATTTGGGGTGCGAGCAATCCCGACGGCAGTGACTGGCGTGTCACTAAAGCCGATGGTACGACCCTCTGCAACTATTCTTTTGACCGATTCATTTTTCGTTCAATAGCTCGGATGCGTATCCGTATTCCGAATGATACCTCCGCCACTTCCCTGCTTCTTCAGTGGGGCAATACTGGAGCTTCGGCTGTTTCCAATAGCCAGAATACCCTTGATATTCCAAAATCAACCGAACGTGGTTCTATTGGCGTATGGACAACCTTTGCCGATACTACCGGCCCATACGTTGATTCCACGGGCATAACGGGGAGCCTCACAAAATCCGGCACCATAGGTGGCACACGTTCCATTTCAGACTTGGGCTGGGGACGCCAATATCGTTTGCGAATTGGTCAATTTGCGGGGAATATGCCGGACGCTATTGCTTTTAGTGGTTCAAACTCCGGTGTTCAATTTGGTGGCAGTGGTGCCATGCAGACGCCTGCAATCGCCATGCCTGCCGCTTTCACTCTCAAACTCTGGTTGCTACAGGCCGGAACTGGTTACATCGCTTCGTGGTACGGAGATTCTAATAACAATTGGTTCATTCAGTGCAACGGTTCCAACGGTCTTACGTTCACCAGAAAAGTAGGCGGCGTGACAAGCACGTTCACCACCAACAACGTATTTAACTCAACCATTGAACACATCGCAATTGTTTGCGGCCCAACGGGTTTTCAGGTCTTCATTCAGGGTATCCGTTATTACTTTGACCCAACAAGCACGGCGGCATATTCCAACGCTCTCACGGCGAAAATCACCTTTGGCGGATTGGATACGGGTAGCGGCCCCGGCTCACTTGCCTCCGTTGCCTTCATCATGGTTCCGACATTTCACAATGTTGAACTGACAGCGTGGGAAATCAACTGTGGGGTATTCCTCATGCAACCTTACGACAACATCACGCAGTTGGATGGTATTCAGAATGGTCTCGCTGTCCAGGGTAAATGGGCAAAGCCAATTACGTGTATTGACGGCACGGCGACGGCAGAAAGAGCTGGTCTTTCAGGTACGCAGGGCATGGCGCAAGAGTCAACAATCTTGCCCGGCCTTACCAACGGAAAATTCAATGGTACGTGGCACATGTTCTACGACGCTGGCTTAAACCACCACACCATTTGTCATGCTACTTCTGCTGACCGTATCCACTGGACTCGTGACGCGGCCAATCCGGTCATTACCGACGCGGCCAATACTGGTGATACCGTGGCTTGCGGAGGGTATGCCATGGGCGACGGCTTTATGATGGTGTGGGTCAACGACTTCACCAACTATCCTTATCGCTGTTCCTTCTCCACTGACGGTGGTGAGACATGGACAACGCCGATAACACTGCTCAACAACCTCAAAAACAGTACGTGGGGCAATAACGGTTTCGGCAATCACTTCATCTACCAAGCGGGAACGCAAGTGCAGATGGATATTGAGGCATCAGGTGTCGGCGGCGTATCGTTTCAAATGGGAACTGCCACAGGGCCTAATATGTTTTCAATGGCCCTCCCAACCCAAGCGACTGATGGTGGTTCTCTAAAAGGTTCTCCGGCTCAATCGGCAGAATTAAGTTACGTCAGCCAAACGCAAAATGCCCGCACCCTAGCGAGCACGGGGAATTTAACTATCACCGCTTCTACCGCGACACTCACGCGCGCATCAGGTAGTTTTTCTGGAGACGGCGTGGCGGTTCTTGATACCATTTCAATCAAAGGGTTCACCAATTCCGGCAACAACGGGCAGTTTGTCGTGGCTACTGTCGGCACCACAACGCTCACGTTCAAGGGCGGAACGCAGTTAGTGAACGAAACAGCGGCCGCTACGGTTGTCGCATCTATGGCTCCCGACTTCAAAACTGGCCAGATTCTCGGTGGTCCGTGGAGCTGGACATCACCGGACGGCAGTACGTATAAATGGGGGCATGGAGACATTGCGGGTTCCCCAGCACCGTCTGCCGCTTATTCTATAAACTATATGGCACGAACCTGGGACGGAGTAAACTATCTCCACGGTCCTGGCGATATCGTTATGTTTGTTCGCCCCGACCTTATCTGGGCCGCTGACGGCACTCCATTGATGGGAGCCGACCAGGTTGCCGACCCGTACATTGAATACACGGGCGGTAATCCGATTTTATACTGTGAAGACTACGACAATGCCAACAACAAGGCGATGGTGATTGCGGCAGTGGCGTCTGTCGCAACAATGGGTCAACTGGTTGTTGATTCTACTCGTCTTGAATCTGGTTTAACATTTTCTTCTACGACGGGAGCCGCTGATTCAGGGAAGAGGGGCAACCCATTTACCAATGCTTCTACTGGCGGTGTTATCAGTGATGTATAATAACGAACATGACCGAAGAACAAAAACAACAGAAGATAGAAGAGTTCAAAAAGATTAAATCACGAGTTCTTACTATTCCCGAAGACCCCGCAGACGACGAGGCTAAAGTGTGTATTGCGTGCCAATGACATGGAAACTCCTTACTCCAATCGTGAACTTGATGCTCAACACACAGAGGTGATTGAGTATTTGAAGCGTATTGAAGCGCAGACCATGCGAACAAATGGCCGTGTCACTTCATTGGAGGGTTGGCGTAATCGTATTTTAGGAGGGTCATCTATGGTGATACTTATTGGCGGTGCTATTATAGGGTTAGTAATTTATACTTTTCAAACCGCCCGCTCTGAATTAAAAACACAGATTAGCCAATTACAAAAATGAACCCTTGTAAATTACAAGGTGGTGCACGCACTGATTTAAGAGCGAAGATATCGCATAAAATACGCAATGTTTTTCGTTCTAAACTAGCTCGTGCGGCAAAACCGTTTGATTGGAACAATGACCCTGCGATGATTGACGCACGGCTCTCTAAAATCGGCCCCATTAAAATCAAAGACCAGCACCAATCATATTCCTGCTCAGGACAGGCCGGTGCTTATTGGGTCGGCATTGTCTATGCCGTTTTACACAATCTCCCCTATACAGAAATTTCGGCAAGAAGTATTTATGCTCCTATTCGTTACCCTTACGGAGGAGGTGCAACTGATGGAGATTTACAAAATCAAATTGCTAATGTCGGTGCTTTAGAAGAAGCTATCCTATCCTCATATTATCCCGACGGCACAACCGATGAGGCGCTTTTCTTGGATACTTCGTTTGAAACGCCCCCTAATATGATTTTGGAAACAAAGTACGGTGGTTGGGTCAAAGTAAGCGTTGATAACACTCCTGAGGCCATTGCTGAGGCAATCAGGGATAATGTAGCAGTCCTCTGGCATATTGACTCACATTTTGACGGTGGTGCGCCCGAATTTTGGCTTTCAAACTATCCCCGTTATGCCGGACAAAGCGATGAAGGACATTTTATGTGCGCCCATCGTGCGTATCTTTCTAACAGCGTGCCGACTATCCAAGCACTTCAAAGTTTCGGAACTGAGGTGCCTAATGGTGTTCAGAATTTTGACAGCAACAACTATCTAGGTACTCCAAGAATGGTAGACATTTTTACCTTCGTTACTAAGTTTGTTCCGCATCCTACTAATCCAGGGCAAATGATACCGAATCCCGCAATCATTTCGTGGCAACAAAGACTGGTAAACTTTTTTTTGAGCCTTTTCAGTCAGCAATAACACAATGGCACTATTCCCCAAACATTTTGCCGTCATTTTATTTACCTCAATGTTCAGCGCTTTCGTGTGGCAACTAGGCTACCAGACGGCTGTTATTTTCTCTTTTAGCTTTTTGTTGTGGTTCATCGCCCTCAAAAAGCCAATTTTATGATGTTCATTCTAAAAATTGTGGTGGTGGTGTACGGTGCTGGTTTTGTTATCGGTGGCCTATTTGTTCTTTGCAGGTTTTTTTGAGCCTATCCCCGACAGGCGTATAATATGCCGAGGTTGTTCTTAGGAAGGTGGTGATGTATGGACGCACTGGTAAAAACCGCTTCTGAATATGAGGTGAGTCCTCGGCAGATATTCTCGGAAATCTGCGACAGCTACAAGCTGGACAAAGGCCGAGAAATCATGTTGTGGGAAGGTTACAAAACTGAACAGTTTTTGCCGACCTTCATTCTTATTGCTTGCCAGTACTTGCTCATTTCATTGTACGAAGACCGTCTGGTCAGGCACATTGACACGCCTTTGTTCACGTGGGCCGACGCTCAACGGCTCATGCAAGAGGGCAAACTCATTTCCCGAAAGGAGGGAGTATAGCAGGAGGCGACAGTGTGTGGTATCATCCCAACACAGAGGCGCACGGAAGTGCCAGTAGGGGCCACGGCTTCGAAACCAAAGCCCCTTTCTTTAGCCCTTTTCCCACGGGCGTTCCCACCGCCCAGAGGGTAGTCGCCCCACACGACTACCCTTTTTATTTTGATTACCTTAGGCCAGCCGCTTACCTATTTGCACGGTG